ATGGTCACGTGGATCGGCCGCGTCGTGACGCCGAAGTATTCGCCGACCGAAGTTACTCTGCTGTGCGAGCCGTCCACAACGCTGGGGCGCAAGTCGGGCCAGATGCAGGCATGGCAACGGGGGTGCATGCACGTGCTTTACAAGCAAGGCGACGGGCTCTGCAACGCCGACCGCGATCTGTTCGCCGTACCTGCCACGGTGCTGGTCTACACCAACAACGTAGTCACGGCTACCGAGTTTGGCGCCGTTGGCGAGGGCCGACTAGCGGGCGGGTACGTCGAATGGGCGACGGTGCTCGGCAACATCGAGCGCCGCAGCATCAGCAAGCACACCGGCACCGCGATCACGTTGTTCTACGGCTCCGCGGAGATTCCGCCGGGCACCGCAGTCATCGCGTATCCGGGGTGCAAGCACAATTGGAGCGACTGCAACGACTTCTTTGACAACGGCGTGAACTACGGCGGCGACCTCTACTCGCCGGAAAAATCCCCCTTCGACGGCAATCCGGTGTTCTGACATGGGCTTCGCAGTTATCGTTGTTAACATTGTCGTCGCCGTCGTCTGCGCGATTGTGTCGGCGTACCTGGCCGTCGAGAACATTCCGGATGCCAAGCCGAACACGGGGAGCAAGCCCGAAGCAACGGATGGCACTGTGATCCGCAAGATTTACGGCACGGTATGGGTCGATGACTCGCAAGTGCTCGCGTACATGGACCTTCCCCCGGAGCCAATCACGACCAAGGCGGGCAAGAAGTGAAGATCACCATCGACCATGTACGCGGCACCAAAGGGTTCAACACTCGCGGGCGCCTGTGTGTCCACGGCGCCCGTCGTTGGTTCAAGGATCACGACCTGGACTTCGCCGACTTCCTCAAGAACGGCATCGACGAAGAAATTCTTCTGGCGACTGGCGACGCGTTCGCAATCGCGGTAGTGGGGCAAGCGCATGGGGAGTAAGAGCAAAGAAATCACTGTCAGCTTTTGGTACAAGCTGATCCTGCACCTTGGCTGGTGCAAGGGGCCAATCGACGCGCTGCTGGAAATCCGCGGCGGGGATCGCACGGCATGGTCCGGGCGGCAGACCACAAGCGGCATCGTCTCCGTCAATGCGCCGGAGCTTTACGGCGGCGAGAGTTCGGAAGGCGGCATTCAGGGCGACTTCGAGGTCATGATGGGCGAGCCCGACCAAATGCCCAACGACTACCTTGCTGCGAACTTCGGTGCTGCGCAGTCGGGCTACCGGGGTCGCTCGACCGTGGTGCTCCACGGCGTCAAAGTTGGTGCGGGCAACCCGTATCCGAAGCCATTGTGGTTCAAGTTGGAGCGCATCCTAAAAGGGTGGGACAATGACGTATGTTGGTATCCGGAAAAAGCTGGCATTCCTCTGATAGAACCGTTCGTATCATTCCTTGGCCCCGGCTGGGAATACAAGGTCGAACCATTCAGCGAGCCCAATACCGGGTGGGATGATTTCACCGTTCCGACGACCGGGTGGTCGATGGGGGGTGAAATGCCTTTCACTACCAATGGCATGTCTGGTGGAGAGTATTGGACTCCGACTCGCTCTAACATTTGGCTGCGCCGTCAAATGACTGTTCGTGCCGCGGGTTTGACCTTGGACATCGCCGCAGACAACGGGTGCGTTGTATGGGTCGACGGAGTGAACGTCGGTTCGTCAAACGCGACCAATGCTCCGATTTCTCATAACGAGGTCAATCCGGTCTCTTTCAATCTAAACGCGACTGGAACGGTTGAAGTCGTGGTCAAGGCTTTTGCAGAAATTGATTTCAGTGATGAAGGCGGCAATACCGTCGTTCTTGCCTTTACTGGCGCACCGTTATGGGGCATGAATCCTGCGCACATGATCTACGACAGTATCGTGTCCCGTCGAGAGAATGGGGGCATGGAAGAGCCGGCTGGTCGTATCAACGAAGAGAGTTTTGCCGCCGCTGCCGACACGCTGTATGCAGAAGGATTTGGGTTGTGCACGTCCTGGAAAGGTGGTGAGTCTGCTGAGCAATTCCAGCAGCGCATCCTCAATGTCATTGGTGGCAGTTTGACGCAGAGCCGCAAAGACGGCTTGTACTACCTTGACCTGTTGCGTGAGGGCTACGATGTCGAATCGCTCCCTGTTATCACCGATCACGACATTCTTTCGTGGTCTGCAGAACCCGCTGTCCCCTCGGAGTCGATCAACCAGATACAGGTAAAGTGGTTCGATCCCAACATGCGCGAAGAGCGCATCACGACGCCCCTGCAGGCGCTAGGCGCGATTGCTGATGCCGGCGGCGTTATTGGAGACATCCGCGAGTATTACGAGATTCCCGTGGAGTCGCTGGCGCTGCGTGTCGGTAATCGCGATCTCAACAGTACGTCGTCAGCTCTGTGGAAGTTTGACTTCTCATGCACGCGCCGTCCTTACGATTTGCGTCCGGGTACTTACGTGCGACTGATGTGCCCGTTGCGCGGGTTCGCAGACGTAGTCGCGGTCATCGGAGACATCGACTTTGGCAATTTCGGTGGCGATGAAATCCAGATCATCGCTATCCAGGACGCGTTTGGTTTGCCTAACGCGTCGTACGTCGATCCGCAAGACAGCATGAACCCGCCAAGCGGCAACAGTATCCCCGCTGCAAACATCACGGTCGAAATGGCAATGGAAGCGCCGTACATAGAAATCGCGTCAGTCATGTCGCCGGATGATCTCGACGTGATGGCGGATGATACCGGCTACCTGCTGGTTGGCGGCGAACGTCCGGTCAACGGCACCAACTATGCGCTGGTCACGAAGGCGTCCGGAGAAGAATACGTGCCGCACGGGTACGGCAATTGGTGCCCGACGATGACCGTCGTTGAGGCCGATGTTTTGTCGGGCGCGGCGCCCACAACTACGTTCACTTTCTCTGCCAGTTCCCTCGTTGACCGTGTCGAGATTGGTTCGTGGGCGTTGTGGGGTTCGGAGATCGTTCGCGTCGACGCGCTGGACATCTCAGCCCTAACAGTGGAGTTCGGTCGTGCATGCGCGGACACCGTCCCCGTGGGGCACGAGGCAGGATCGAAGGTGTTCTTCATCGGCAACTGGAACGCGTCCGATCTGCGCGAGTACCTAGACGGAGAAACGGTCTACGCGAAGCTATTGAATCGAAACAGCATCAGCCAGGTGGCCGAAGCCGACGCGACCGAGATGTCGGTGGTTATGGACTCGCGTGCGTCTCGCCCCTACCCGCCTGGCAACGTGCAGATCGACGCCGCGTATTACCCGGCAACGGTCGATGGCGTGTTCACCGTTACCTGGGCGCATCGGAACCGAGTTGCCCAAGGGGACACGCTTGTCGACTTCGAGGCCGCCTCTGTCACCCCTGCCCCGAACCTGCGTTATGCGCTGCGGTTCCTCGACGCCACCGCCGCGCTGCTGGTGGAACGACTGGACATCGGCCCGGCAACCGCGGACGTAACCATCTCGTATGTCGGCGACGTAACGATGGAGTTATACGCCATTGATGCTCACGGGGTCAGCCTGCAGAAGCACTCCATTGTATTCGCGTGCGACGGCGTGGGTGCGACAGGCAACACCATTGACGCCACCCCGTACACTCCGGTAGACGAAGGTACGATCATTGATGGGGGAGACCTTGATGCCTGAAACCATCTCCTATCGTTTCGTAATGCGTCGAGCCTTGGCCGCAACATGGGCCGCACTCAACGATGTCCTTCTGGACGGGGAGTGGGGCTGGGAACGCGACACCGGCAAGCTGAAAATCGGCGATGGTGTCACGGCATGGAACTCACTGGCCTATGCGGTCGGGGAATCTGGCGGGGGTGGCGGCGACACTCTTGATATTTGGTACATGGAGTAAGTGATGACACTACATCGAGAACGGCTGGCCGACATTACAACGCTTGGATCGACAGCGGCGGCGATCTGCACGAATGCTTCCGGGCAGAAAACCTTCGTCAAGGGCTACGAGCTGCACAACACCAACACCACGGCAGAAACGGTCAAGCTGTTCAAGGTTCCGGATTCGGCCGGAACCGTTGGAACGGCGGCAGACGGAAACCGATTCCTGAACATCGCGCTGGCTCCTAATGAAACCCTGATCTATGTGCCGCCAGGATATGGGCACATCCTGTCGGATGCCAATGACACCATTCAAGGGCAATCGACCACGGCATCGAAAGTGACCGTAAGTCTGTTCGGCGACCGGGACTACTAACCGTGGCCGGCATCTAT